TGTACAGCTTAGTGTACGGACGGCTAAGCGTGAGTAAGCTTAAAATAAGCTTAGGGCTTACGGCAGATTTTACAAGGATATCCAAGCATTTTACGCTTATTACACCTTTTACACATCTCAATAGTTAGAAAAGTCATAATAAAAAGAAAAACTAGAGGGCTGCAATAGCCTCTCTTAATTGTGGGTATTTCTTCACCAATACTCCTACCAAACTAATAGCCTCATCATCAGATAATGCTATTCTATCAGGAGCTTTCTTGAAAGAATTGAATCCTTGTTTGATAAGGATTTTCTCTATTGCTTCTCCTTCCTTGTTGGTTGTCACTTGCGTATATACATCAACGAACTTGCTTATACTTGCGTAAGGTACTTGCGTAACATAGTCATTACTAAATTCCTTACCATTTGCCTTATTCACAGTTTTTACGAGTGAAATCATGTGCTCTAATGTATTAGTTGCACGAGCGACTTTTTTCTTGGTTACTTTGTTTGAGGTTGTTTTAGCTTCCTCAACTTTTGAACTTGCCATTTTTCCGAGAATGTCGACAATTTTATCAACTTTATTCTCTAGGTTTTCGACCCGTTCTTTTTGTGTTGTTTTGTTGGACATAGTTATTAAATATCTACACCCTAAAGCCTCATATATATCTATCGCCAATCCTATAACGCCGTTATAAAGCCGTGTACAGCTTATGCTTATGCTTAGTATGCTTATTTAATAGATAATAGTATGCTTATTTATAATTAATAGATTAATATTAATGTTACTTAACATAAGTAAGTTAAGTTAAATAACATTTGCTTACGCTTAGTAAGTATAAAAAAAGGGGGAGGTCATCTATGCTCCTCCACCCATTGATTGGCTCTCTCTTGTTCCATGTTATGCTTTAGTTCACCTAACAGTTTTCTTCTGTCTTTCAATACATATTCTACAACATCTATTGATGTCATGAATGTATTTGGTACAGGTGTGCATTCAACCCAAGTATCTTCCATTAGGCTTAGGTCTATGTGTAATTTATCTAGGGTGTCCATTAACATGTCAATCTGTTTTTGACATTCTAAGGCTTTCATTGAGGCTACATAAAGAGGATTAGGTGTCATAATATGACAACCTCAAACTCTTTTTGGGCTAGTGCTTGACTAACTGAACCATTAATAAAATATTTGTCCGTTAGATTACCGTTTCTTAATACCCAATCTTCTACTTTAATTGCTATTCGGGCTGAAAGCAATTTTTCGGCTAAGGTTCTAAATGCTCTAGATTCAACAACCTTGTTGTTTTTAACAACCATTTTTCTAGCCTTTGAATCTACCATGAACCAATTTACTTGACCTGATTTTGTAACACAAGTCTTAACATGTATTGTTTGTTTCTTGCTCATGCTAAACTTAAGATAACATGTTATTTATATCCATAGTGTAGAGGAATGATAAATGTGGTGGCTGGTCGACATGGAGAAAATCCAAAATTTGAAACCTTTTCAAAAATACAAATCATTGATACAAATCGGGGGCGAGTCCGAACCGAACTAAGGTTTTTTACCCCAACCTCTATATGCATCATCCGTCTCACATTTGAGACACGTACCAAAGAAAGCAGGCTTTCCACAAAGTCTACATTTGTCAACTTCCCTAAGATAGTCTTCTCCACTAAATGATTTCCACAAACCTTTGGCAAAATTTCGGAGGCTCTGCCACAAGTCTATTCCATAGTCAGAAGTCATTGTCTAGTTCCTGGATAATACCATCAGCATCTCTCTGAAATTTGTCATTCTCACAATGTGTCCTACAACCATTTTTGTCAACAAAATGAAAAAATGCCTGTACAAGTTCTTCTCCTTCAAATGTTCCAGGTCTCCAATGCTGCAAGTCATGTCCCCTATAAATAAGGGCATCTCCTGGTTTCAAGAGTGCTTCATTGTCATTTCCCTTATAATCCTTAACACCAATATTCCAATCATCTCCTCCTAGATTAACCGTGACTGATATCTCACATGCTTCTCTGTCAGTATGTCTGGGGAGGTATGACCCATGCATATATATCCTGAAAAAATTATACGTCTTAAGCAATTCCAAACTTGTCTTCTCCTCTACAAGAGGCTTAATTATATCCTGAAGTTCATCAAAAGTTCCATATTGTGCTTTTGTATTCCCGGTGAATCCTTCGTTCTCCGCTGTATAGGTCTCCCGATTTTTTGCCTCACGGCAAAATCTTTCTCTTATTTCTGGTTCAATGAAACCTCTTACAACTTCTGAACCATCTTCATCAAACCTGGTTTTCAATTTCTGCCTCCTTGTTTTGAATCGTGTCATGGACAAGTGTCCCCTGCATTCTGAACGCACATCTTATTATTTCTCTCTTTGAGTGACTCCCGAACGTGTCGTTGCATGCGATGCATATTATCTTTGAAAGTTCTTTGTTTGTTATCATCTCTTTCCTACCCAGCAGTTTACTGAAAACCTACCATCCTTAAAAGTCTTTGGTGACTTTGTAGGAAGAACCCTATGAGCCTTGTGAGAATCAAATATTATCATCATGTTGTTTTCTATTTCTATCTTTTTTACATCCCCATCTTGTACAAGTTCTCCATGGTAGATGGGAGTGTTTGAAATTTCCAATTCTCCTCCGGAGAATTTTTTAGGGGTCTCGTTAAAATAATAAACAAATGTTAGCATTCTACTTGTTCCACCTATGGCATCCACATGCCATTTGTAAAATTGATCGTCTCCGTACCTGCTTACCTGTGTCTCATGCGTGTTTGTATTTGACATTTCCGTGAACGGATATTCGGATGAACCCATTATTTCTTGAATCTGTTGGTTTTGAAACATCTTGTCAATACTTCGAAGCAGGATTGATTCTTCTCTCTTTCCTTTGTATATGTTATCGTACATCGCAGTCCTGTTGGATCTGAACTTTTTGTCGATTTTTCCATTTTCCAAATACGAATCCAAAAATTTGTCCTCAAGGGACAAGGCTTCTTTTAGAATCTCTTTGTTCTCCTTAGCCGAAAACATATCACGGACAACAATATGAAATATCGGACTATAGTATATTTCCACTTTCATCGTGCAAAACCTATATGACCGTTTATTGTTATTCTCCCCCTCAGTTTGTCCTCATGTTTGCAGAACACAGGTGCAACCCGGTGGGTTACCCATGAAGGCATTAATAATAACATGTTGTCCTTTGGCTTGGTGGATATATCTACATTGTATGGCTTGGTGTCAGAATCTGGCATATGCTCGTCGTTAGAAATTTCGTTTTCACCTCCGGTGAAATCGCTGTCAATGTCTATGTATAAAACCCAATTAATTACACGACTAAGAATTTCATCAGTATGCCAATCATATGAATTCTCGTTTTTATAAAATGTAATTTGTGTTTCATGATATGATGAATTAGGTATTAATTTGAATGAAGTATCTCTTATGGAACTGTAAATTTCCTTCATCTCCTCAGAGAAAAGATTTTTTTGAATTATTTGTAATATATCGGAATTTTCCCTATTACCCAGATATACTCTGTCTACAAATACTCTTTCATATTCTCTTGTCATATGACCTTTGGCATGTTGTGTTTCTGATGAAAGTTTTACTACTTCATCTTTTGCAAGACTCAAATCTTTCTCGGATAAAAACCCATTTACTTTCAATATAGGAAAATCACATTTTTTTATTACTTCATAATTTATCATCTTAATTCTTGATCTTCCTTGTTTGTTTGTTCCTGGAATCTGGTTACTGTTTCTATAAGATATTGTGATATGTTGTTTTGTTTAATCTTTGAATCCATCATTGCCAATATGGTCAATATCTCATAAAAATTGAGTTTGTGTTCGTTGACAACCTCCGCCATGGCATTGTCTATTATATCAAACCCTAAATTGATTTTTTCGTTATTAATTAGATCCGTCAAGATCCTCACTCATTTCTTTTGCTTTTTTTTTACATGAGCAGCAGTCATGTTTTCTCTTTGTCATCATAACAACCCTTTGCATTCGTTACATATAAATGCTCCATTTTTCTTGTTAAGGTCTATTACAACTCCAGATTTAAAACATTTTTGACAAAGTCCTACCAAACTCATTTTAATTTCTCCTTTGGTTCATGTCTTTTATTATGTTTTAGTATTACATATATATGTGATGTATCTCCTTCATATTCCCAATCACAATGTTTGCATTTAAAAATCATAATAATTCTATAAACATCTTATATATTTAGTTTTAGGCTATCTTAATGCAAGTTTTTCTATAGATGATAATAATTTAATGTATAGTATGTGATCTTCATCTGATATAACCTCACCTATTCCTTGAATAAGTCCTGCAATAGTACCAAGAAACATTTTGAGGTTATCAGGATCATAGTATATATCACTGTTAAGATCTTCTCTTTTTAATGATTTAAGTACAAATGCAGCACCGTCGCTAATAAGGTCATCTTCGTTCATGAATGTCCTACAATCTTTATATATTAATAGTTTTATGTATATTCATGGCTAAGAAAGAAAGACGTGAACCTGAATTTGATGTAGAAGAAGTAGAAGAAGCATTTGATAACATATCAGATACTAAAAAATCTACATGTAGATGTACTTCAGAATCAATAGGTACTTGTCATTATTAGTACAAAATTTGACATATTCTTAACAAAGTTTATAAACATCTAAATTTGATATTCAATATGGGAATTAGAAGTTCTTTTAGTAATATTGCAAAGAATTTATCCAATCTTAATAAATCATATACTGAAACAACAGTACGTCCATCTATAGCACAACCTTATATGAGTACCGATACCGGTGCCAAACTACCAATTTTCCCATTTCCACTCATAATGATCTATGAGTTGGCAGATAATATTGATGCTTTAAGAATTCCTATTGAGACTATTAACCGTGAAATGTTCAAAAACGGATTCGAGATAGTCGAATCATGGAAGTATAAATGTAATAACTGTGCAAAAGAGTTCCAATACAAGCCTGTTGCAACCAATACGGCAGATGAACAACCAAATTCTACCAATGAAGACAATGAATCTACTGTAGGTTCAACAACTACACAAAAGGCTTTGGTTAACAAAAAGACAGATTTCACTTCAACAAACGATCCACAATCAAGAGAAGAGGGATTACAGTGTGATTATTGTAATTCTACCGATTTACTCAGACCTGTACCAGAACATAGAAAGGTATTAGAGAATATCTTACATGAAGATGTAAATGGTAACGGACAAAACTTTGAAGATCTTATTAGACAACTTGAAAGAGACCTGGAAATAGCAGATAATGCATACCTACTTGTACTAAAAAACTATTTCATAGATGATAATACAAAAGAAATTGTACCTGAAAAGACAGAAATCAAAGAATTACTTAGATTAGATCCACCACAAGTAGCAATGATTGCTGATTCTGACGGTAGAATTGGATATGATGACAAACATAATGCAGTATATGTATGCCCAAAATTCGAACATCGTAACAAAAGACTGACCGAAGACCACTGTAGCATATGTGGAACAAAGGCATTAAAGGCTATGATAGAAGTAAACTCTGTATATTCTGTAGGAATACCACAACCAAAGAGAGATATCTATGGTGAAGGAGAAGTTATATTTAGAGCTGGTAAATACAAACCCGGTTTAATTTATGGATTCTCTCCAATATATGCAGTATGGAGTAAGGTAATGGCTTTGTCCCATATGGATGAATATATTAGAAAATACTTTGACAAGATGAGACCACCAAGAGGAATGCTTGTTGTAGCATCACGTAACTATGAAACCTTTAGAAAGTCATGGGACGTACTTGAACAAAAGGCACAGGAAGATCCTTACATGATTCACCCACTACTTGTTGAAAGTGACAAGGGAAGTGCAGGTAACATGGCACAATGGCTTGACTTTACCGGTTCATTAAAAGAATTACAATTTACAGAAATTAGAAGAGAACTCCGAATGATTATCGGTGCAATATATGGTGTGCTTCCACTTTACTTTGGTGAACTTCCAACCGGTTGGTCACAAGAAGGACTTCAAGTTACAATTACAAACAGAGCCATTAAATGGGGACAGGAAATTTTACTTAATTCATTCTTCAAAAAAATTGCAAAACTCAACGGTGTTACCGATTGGCAACTTCGATTGAAGACTGGTGAAGAAACAGACAAACTTAGAGACTTGCAAATTCAAGGTGTCGAGATTGAAAATATGAAATCACTACAAACATTAGGATTTGAAATTACTAGAACCCACACAGGTGAATTCAAAGTATCCAAAGACCCTGTCATCTCTTTAGAAGAAATGATGTTGGGTGATCAAGGAGGAGAGCCAGGAGAGACTATGAAAAAACCTGGAGGACGAGGTAGAGGAACAGCAGCTCCT